CATAGTTGTAGTATCTACAGCCGTAGGATCTGCTGCGCCTCCACCACCGCTGGAAGTTTCAGGAACAGGTTCACCTGTAATATAGCCCTGATTCTGTAATTGTTGGATCTCGTTCGCAGTTAAATCGTTTCTTTGATCTGGATCATCCCACATTTCTTGTAATTGTTCGTTATACTCTGTTTGTGCATGTTGTCCTTCAGTTTCTTCATAGTTGGCTAAAAATCCTGCCTCTTCTTGAGCAGCTACTTCATCTTCATATTCTTGAGCAGAATCTTCATATTCTTCACTTGCTGTAGTTTGAGTATCGATATCAAGTTGCGCTCCTTCTTCCATTTCGTCGGTCCAAGCAGGTTTAAATTCTAAATCGCCTACTTCCTCTGCAGTTATTGGTTGTTGAGCTAATTGTGGATTTTGTTGTTGTTGAGCATCTAAAAAGTTTTGTTGGACTGTTGCAGGATCTTGACCAGCATCAAAACCAGGCATATCTTGGTATTGGCTAGGATCTTCATAACCTGCTCCAGCTTGTACTGGATCATATTGACTATCTACTTCTGCTTGTTGAATTTCTTCTTGGAGAGAATCATAATTATCTACTTGCTCTGCTGGAGTTCCCCCAGTAACCTGCCCCTCTTGGGTTTCTGGAGTTTGGTCTGTTCCAGTAGTTGTCTCTGCCTCGTTTTGCGCTATGCCCTCTGCTATCCCTTCTCCCATTGGTCTATCTTCAGGTCTAGTACCAACATATTCCCCAGTATCCACATTAAGAGAACTTTCATCTATACTATCTGCCAAATCCTGCTGTTCCTGAATAGTTTCTGAATCTGATTGCAAACCTTGACCAGATCCTTCAGTTCCAGTATCAACAGTAGAATGGTGATACTGCCCTCCAGAAGAGTAGTCAGTACCATAGTGGTAAGCTCCTTGGTCATCGTAATGACCTTGACCTTTAGGTTTAGATCTACTACCACAACCTCCGCCGCCGCCGCCGCCGCCGCCGCCACCGTTATGGACTAGTAAGCCATTAGCAAAGTAAGTATGATTAGCATCCTCATCCCCATCCATGTGAAAATCATATAACACTAAATTGGGATTATTGGTTTCTCCTTCTATTTTTTCTAACTTAACCTTATCTCCATTAATAAGAGTTAAGACTGCTCCTTTTTCTAGTCTAGTACATTCAACACCATAATCTAGCTTAGAAAACCCAGGCATAAGAGACTTCCATTCTCCATCGGCATGAATGGGATGGTCACCTGTTATAAAGTAAGAACCTCTACCGTATGAGTATAAAGATCTATAGCCTAATTCAGGATTTGCTATGATCTCTACTTTACCTTTACCAGCTTGAGTCATAAGCTCGTCGCCTATGCGAATGTCCTTAGCGGCTTTGGTAGTTCCATCTGCCATAGAGATTCTAGTATCTGGATGAACGCAACAACCAGAAGAAGAAGATTTATAATTACCTTCACTATCCCTATTGTGCATTCCTAAGCCATTTTTATATGGCTTCAACCCTGATCTATAAATTTTCTTACCTAATAATTTCATTTCGGCATTTCCTTATATAAATAAATAACTGAGCCACCTAGATGACTAATTTTCCAGCCTGATCTAAAGTGCATATACAACCTCTTTTCTGCACCTTTCATTGACCTTGTACAAACAGAGGTGGCTATTAACTCACAACCTAATTCCTTTGCTCTATCGTATACAATAACCCAATATAGTTTTATTGCATCACCTTGCAATGCTTTTCTCTTTTCTTTTTTAAGAAAAACATGGTCTATAAAAATTCTTGGTTTGCCATCGGTTTCATAAGTAAATTGTATAAAACCGTTTTCATCCTCATATATTTCAGTATTAGGATTTAACTCTTTTTGATAATCGCTCCACATTTTCATTATTGCGTTCCTTTGACTCTACTTTGTTTAATACGATAATCGCCTTTTTTGATTCCTACTAAAAAGCTTATATTAGAAAAGGTTGCGCCTTCTCCTCTTTGATCTGAATCTTGAAGAGTTTCTATTGATACTTTTATAGCTTCACATTTTTGTCTCTTCATGTTAATTCTAAATTGATATTGTAATTGATTAGTACCAAACTTTTTAGTCATATCTTGGGGATATGTTTGTGTATATGGATCATACCAATCAGAAGCAGTTCCTACTACTTCATAAGCAGCAAAGCCTTCGCCGTCGCCGCCGTCGGCTTTAAATTGAGTAGAAGGATCACCAAGAACACCAGGCACAGGGTCTGGATCAAGATCTCTAACACCATCAGTATGAAAAGGAAAGTTATTATTAGTTCCTTTATTAAAAATTCTTGCGGTATCAGCAGTAACGTCAACAGGTCCACCAAAAAATTCCGATGAAAACAATTCGCTTGGATCTGCACGTTTACCTTGAGAATCAACCCACTCCGATATCTGGTCTTGTTCAGCACCCTCTGGTGTTTGCTTAAAATATATAGTACTAGGATCAGTTAATTCTATTATATATTCATCTACCCAAGAATCATTAAAATCATACGCTACTTTTATTTTAACTTGGTGTTTAGATTTGTAATTTCCAAGTAATAACATTCTATAAACACGTTGAAATCCTTGTACTTTGGCAAAACTCATCCAACCTGTTTCTAATCCTACAGTTATAGGATTACCTACGTCGGTATAAGTCCCCTCTACTTCCTTTAATACTAAATTTCTATCTGAAACCATAAAAAATTCATCATTTATAACAGTTTGAGAATTACCACTTACACCTGTAAAAGTATACCAAACATCTCTTTCATAATTATAAACAAGAGTTTCTGCTCTTTTAGTGATAAATCTAATTTCTCCAACTTTGGCAAATAATGTAGCATCAGTAATTTCTAAGTTATTATAGGCTTGAACTGGTGCTCCTATATATTCTAAAGACATATTAGATCTATTAACAAGATAAATACCACGATTAGATTTAAACATTATACCAATAGGAGTAAGAACACAAGAATTTTTATTAACACAACCAATATCTGCAGAAAGAATAGGTAATTCAATATCAGTTGCTTGCCCAGACCTAGTTCGAAGATATGAGGTAAAGTTATTCTGTCCACCTGCAATAAAGTAAATAGAACTACTCTTAAATATAAATAACTTATCGTCCATTCCTTTAAGTGTGGTAATAGGTCCACCTATAGTGGGAGTCTCAAATAAAAGAGTATCATTAAAATCTAAAGCAGTATTATAGCCTACTTCTTTACTGTATTGTATTGCATATGGATTTTCTAATCCTGCCATAAATACTATATTTTTGTAAACTTCCATTATAGAACATGCAGGACCTGGAGTATTTTCAAGAACCCCACCTGTTGTATATAATAGTTCATTATTAGTAAGATCATCATCAGTTATTGTATCTCTAAATGCTATAAAATAGTTTTGCTCATTATTTGCTAAATAAGGATGGGATAATGTAGAATTTTGCCCCGATACTTTATAATATACTGTTCCATTATTAGTAGTTCGATATACTTCAATATCATGCATTCCATAAACTAATCTATTAGTAATCACATTCATAGGTATTAATAAATTTATTCCATCATATCCAGTATTAGTACTAGTATTAGTTATAGTAACTTGCAATTGTTTAGATATACTAGATTTATTAATTCTACCTGAAGAATCCCTATCTGAATAAACAGCTACATAATTATAAATATCACCTTTTTCAAAAGTTGGACTAGCTGTAGACACTTCTGTCATAGACGTAGCTCCGCCTAAATACAAGTATAATCTATGAGGAGATTGTAAAAACCCAGCTTCATGAGTAAGCCCTGCTTGATACTTATTTACCATTCCACCAGGAATAAATAAACTATCAGCAATTTCTTTAGATTGATTAGGAATACCTTGATCGTAGTGTATTTTAGCTATAGTAGCAGATTCTGTATTATAAAAAGCTGTAAAAGCTGCAGCTTCAGAAGAAACATCCTCTGTAGTTACTCTTGACTGTACTGTATAGGGAAATAGAACACATTTATTTCCAAATCTATTATAATAAGGAACCTCAGAAAGACTAGGAACTCCAGCGGTTCCTGTTTCTAAATCTCCACCGCCAATACCATATGCTAAGATTCCAGTCCACTTAGAGTATCTATTTAACCCATCACCAGACGTAGTACTAGTGGTAACAGGGGGACCATAATTATTATATGGTCCAGCAAGTGCCATAAAATAAAAGGCAGATCCTAATTGAGATTCTGAAGAAAAAGGTTGAACCCATTGACCAGTTTTGTGAATCCAAGGAACCATATCAGCATCCCATTTTCTTTGCTCATCTTCTCCCCATTTAATTTGAAAAGCTCTCCCTGCTATACCCAGTCCTATTTTAAAATCTTCCATAACTGTTTCTGCTAAAGGAGTACTAAAACTAGTATAATCTGGGATAAACTCCCATGCAACGATAAAGTCTGTAGCCCAAGGTTCTAGACTGTCAAATGTAACTGTACTCCAATCTCCTTCTCTAACATTATCTAAAGTTCCAGAGTCAAAATTATTTGTAGTTAAAAAAGCATCAGCCCTAGTACCACTTGTATTGTCCGTAAATTGAAGATGGTCTATAGTAGCAAGTGCAGGGTCTCCAGTCTTTCTATATTGAACAAAAACATCAAAGTAAATATTAGTAGCGTCTGTTGTAGAAGGATTTATCCAACTTTGAGAAAATAGATTAGCATTTGGAATCACACTAATAAATCTTGCATCAGTTATACCTGAAGTTAATGTTTTTGTCCATTCATAGTTTTTGTCAAAACGCTGATTTGTTGCAGTAATAGTTATCACATTATCAGCGACCATTGCTGCGACTAAATCATGCTGAAGATCATTATTATTATAATTTCCTGGTGGATCATCTCCTACTCTAGTAAGACATACAGCATCAGCAGTAAATGTCCAGCCCCACTGCAAACTATAAGAGTAATATAAATGTAAATCACTATGAATTGAACCTATATTTCTTCCATACTTTCTAGCTATAGTGTTATCAGTAGATACAGTTTTAGTAGCTAATAATATAATACCACCAACATCACTTTCTATATCGTAAACATTCTTTGTTGCATTTATTTGCCCTTGATAAACTGGAATCCATCCCCCATCTCTACCAGAAGATTCTACTGCCATTTGACTATTTAAAACATCTGAAAAATTATAAGGATCGCAAGTTTTATAAAATAAATTGCCAAGAGCGTCTGTTACAGTAACAATTAATCGGTCCTCATGAATTATCATTCTACCATTAGCACTTGTAATATCTGTGTAGGAAAAAGCACCATAAGTACTTCCACCGTCTATAGAATTAGGAAATGCAGTACCAGTCATATTTAAACTTAGAATATGGGGTCTCACCAATCTGGTAGGGGTGTCAGTTGAAATGTCAAAAATTTCAATATGCGCTGCCAAAATCCCAGGTTGCAATATTCTTGTATGAAGTCCAAAACATAAATCTCCATATACTATTGTTTGAGAGTTTACATGAAGATCATTATCATTGGGGCGTGGTAATTCTTGAAATTTTAAAGGGGTATAGGCGGAAGTATTGTATGTTTTCCTATCTGCTTTTGTGTATTTACATATCATATTTTTTGTAATAACAACAGGCGTATCTCCAGCACCTCTAACTGAAAGAGGATCTATAAGGTTTAACTTCATATCGGTATCTAAGTCAGTGATAGCTGAGATATCTTGGGTTATCATTTCATACCCATACCTTTTTTCTATACTACCAACTTTAGTAAATTTAACATCCCTTAACCGAGTCAAAGAACCTAACTGTTCTTGTTGAGGGTCTATCTTTGTATTTATTCCCTTTAGAAAAGGAATTGAAACTGTATCTTTTTGTATAGCCATTTTAATTCCTTAAATTAATCCACAAAGTAGGCAAACCAACACATGTCGCCTCCGGTATATTGTCCCTCATCCACGCTTCCTCCTGCATTTGTTTGCCATAAAAACGGACCTTTTACTAATACTATTGAACCATAATCTTGATCTAGTGTTAAAAGATCTCCAGTACTTCCGCCTGCCTGAGTATAACTATAGGTTTTTGGAACCCCACTTTCAAACCACCTAATAACCATAGGTATATCGTCTGTAGGAGAGATTAGGTTAGCTAGTGTAGTGACAATATTATAAGTACTTGCATTTCCTTTTATATCCGATACTACAACAATTGTTCCACATCTATAAGCGTGATTATTATTTGCAAACCATGACATCTCATTTTTATAGGGACTATAAAAGAAGACATTTTGCATATCTCTAGAAAGAGGTCTAGGTATTTCTAATTTAGGATCTTGCATTCCGCTTGTATCAAGCAGAGTTAATATAGCAGTAGTAGTATAAGTTGAATTATCCCATCTTATATGTGAGGAACTTGTCCAATACTCAGGAAAAGCAGCATAAGTATTATCACTAGTACCACTTAGATCCCATCCACCAAAGCCGTTCGATCCATCATCTAACATTCCTAAGAAAGGTCTATTTGTATTTTTATAATAATACCCACCAACAGGAATAGAATTATAGTCATGGCTTTCTTCTGTAGGGTTTTGAAAAGTGCCTCTCCAATTTGTACTAGGATCCCAATTTTCCCATGAATAATGATCAAAAGCATAAAATTTCCAGGCTCCTAACACAGCTCCACCAGGTACATTATTGATTATCTCACAAGCTATTCCATTATTCATTCCTGTATTCCAAACTAAAGAAATACTAGGAGCATAATTATAGTTAGAAATAACATCATCAGTTCCAATTTGTGTAGTATCAATTGGATTAACTCTCATTCTAGTAAAGAGAGAATATCGTCTAGAAATATTAGGACTTGTCATATCTGCAGGAAAACCAAACTCAGTATCGCTATGTTCGTCAGAAAAAAACAAGGTTCTTGATTCATCTACTGGATTAGCTTCCATACCAAGTCCAGCATGATATAAACTTTTCATTGCCCAACCAGGAGCACCCTCAACAGCCATTTCTTCATATGGACTATTATGCATATCAAGATCTGCGTCAACGTAAATACTAGACACCCAAGCCGTTACTCCAGAAGGAGGTATATTAGCAGCATTCTCAATAACATTAGCATTTTGACCACCCCATAATAGACGTTTACCATGATGACTACCTTCATTCGGTGTTTGGGTGGTGCTCATTGGATTAGACTCCCAATGGGAGTGATCATCTATAATAGCCAAACATCTATTCCATAAAACTGCCCAGTATATAGCTCTTGTACCCCTCTGTTTTTGAGTAGGAGCAAGAAGCATCCTACCGTCCATAGATACTGGACCTAATTCAGGCTTATTCCAAAGAGTAGCCTTCATTTCGTGACCCAGAGGCTCTACCGGATCTGTAGGAGCGTATAGGTTTCCTACAACTGGCAAAGGCAGAGACATGTAACCTGTTCGTCTATAAGTCATATCTACCATAATAACACCTATGCTTCAGTTAGGATTAGCCAACGATCATTAGATGCATCAGCTATTAACCATTTATATCCATAGTCAGTATTTATCGGAACGGATACACCTGCTCCTGCAGTACCTACAGAATCACCTGTAGATGGTTGTATAGTTATACCATTCGTAGAAGCTGTTCCAGCTCTATCTTGTATTAAATAATATCTACCACTACCTACGGCATCACAATCTGGAAGACTGATAGTAGTACCACCACCAGGATCAGCAGTTATAAATACTGCAGAAATTTTTTCTTTTGATCCTATATAATAAGATGAAGAAGTAACATGAATAGGCTCAAACCCAGAGGTGACAGAAACTGGTCTGCTATAACTAGTTATTTGACAGAAAGTCCCAGCCGTCCCTCCTGTAGAACTATATTGCCACCATAAATCACTTTTATAACAAAATAATGATCCGGCATTTCCTGGAGTGCCTCCTGAGTTTGCTATATCTAAAAACTGAAAGTATTTAGAACGATTTATTCCATTATAATTTCCATCATCTCCAAAATCTATATCTCCAGTAATTCTGATAGATGAAGAAAGTACTCTTCTACCTTGTCCTGGACCAGAATGATTGTGGTTATCTATTTTCCAAAAAGCTTCATTAATCATCATAGCCCAATCTGGTCCAGGAGTTACACCAGGAATTGGTAATTCTAATTGCATATATTTTGTAGTATATTTATGTGCCCAAGCCATTAAGTACTCCTAGTATACCAAAATCTATTATTAGCATCGTATATGTCTGTTACTGCTAAAGGATGTCCTGCATCTCTATTCTGGACCGCATCTTCGATTCTTTTTTTCATTGCTAGCTTTTGTGCCATAAGAACTTGAACATCACTTTCTTCTTTTTGCAAACATTTTATAGCTGCATCTATAACTACATATTCTGCATAACCATTTATATCATCAAAAATAGCAGTAGACGTACCAGGAGCAGCACTCTCAAACTGTTGTGCTGTTGGGATGTACCATATTCTCATAGCAGTAACCGCATTAGGTACGGGAGTAAAAACAAAATTACCTCCCACCATTCTATATCTTATATTAGACAAACCTAGAACTGACCACTGTGCCCAGTTCTGGTATAAATTTCTTTCATTAAAATTAAAAGGTCTTAAAGTAAACCACTCTTGTCCATTAAGTTTACAATCTATTCCTCTAAGTTTGTAAAAATCATTAGCAAGATTAAAAATAAGATAAGTATCAGTGCCAGCAGTAGTATTCCATTCTGTTGATTTAATATAGTAATCTTGTCCATATGTTTGGATAAGGATGTCGTGGAGTTCGCATAAGCCAGCATTTAGATACGTTTGTATTTCAAGGTCAGATATAAAAAAATTATTTTCCATATCTGCACGCTGTCTGACCCTTGATACTAGAGCATGTTCTCTTATAGTTGCCATTATACCCCCAAAAAAAGAGGAGGTCTCCCTCCCCCTTTATTTAAATTTCGTCTGTAGATCCGTCATCTTCATCAACACAAAGTTCTATAAAACTTTTTAAAGCTTCTTTAAACCCTGAAACGTCTTTTGATTCAAAAGCATGAAACATTTCTTCAACAGCAGAGTCGTAGCCTATACTATAATCATCTTCACCAGCTTCTTCAACTTCAAACTCTTCACCTTCTTCAGAATCTTCGCCTTTTTTTTTCATCCCCTCAAGGATAGCTACCATTAAGCCGTCGTGTTTAGCCATGATTTACTCCTTTAAGTAAGATCGCCAACACCAACTGCTGACTGGTTAGAGTTTTTTACAACTATATGTAGTTTAATAATATCTGCAGTTCTAACAGCAGCAGCAACTCCGGCAATACTTAAAGCCTGTATAATAAAAGTTCCATCAGTAGCAACACTATCAGACATTAATTGCCATGATACTCCCCCTGCAGTACCACCAATAACAGTACCATCCAAAATAATAGAATCTACAGAATATAAGGCAGGGTATAAATCTGAATCCCCTCCAACTTCTCCTAGTACAACACTATAATTTCCTACACTATTATAAGTAACAGACTTAATACCAGCACTACGGCTTTCATTAAGTACTTGCAAAGGTGTACTATCAAGTACAGCAAATTGTCCATAAAGGTGTTTAACTTCTTTATCCAGAGCTTGTACTCTGTTAAAATTTCGATTAGCCATTTTATTTCTCCTTTAGTCTGAGTGACATACATCACGCAGCAAAAAAGAGGAGCCTTGCGACTCCCCTCATATTAATTATGATAATGCAATTCTTACGTTAAATCCTGGACCTCTACATCCTAGCTGAGCATAGTACCCAACTCTGACTTCAACAGAGTCAGCATTAGAAACCCTTAAAAATCTCAACCCATCTGGATCAAGAATCTTAGGAGCTTTACCAAGAGAGTAAAGTTTCCACATAGACATGTCAAGCATGAAAGCTACGTCTTTAGGACAGTTTTGATCAGGTATTACCTTGATAACACCTCTAGGTCCATTAATCTCTATACCTCGGAAACCAATTTCTGGCTTAACCTTGATATTTACATAAGAAACTTTAGAACCAAGAGCTTTTTCAAGATCAGCAAAGTTTGAATAGTTCATGAAACAAACGTCTGGTTTACCACCTTCTCTAGCTGCTCTAGAAGCTGCACCAATAAGGGCTTCTTCAAGAGGTAAGGAGGCGCCGTTAAATCTAATACCACCTAAACGAGTAGTGTCTACAGAACGATCGACATCAAAGAATTTAGTAGAAGTAGGAGCAGTAGCAGGAACCCATGCGCCTAAGCCAGATAGCATAAGGTCATAATCCCCTTCAGGAACAATAAAATCACCTGCAGTAATAGTAGTAGCAGTGTTTAAGTTAGTATCAATAACTAAAGTACCTGCATCTCTGTCTACTTCCTCAACAACCGCAATCCAGTTACCAGAAACGGTAGAAGCTCTAATAGCACCACCAGTAGCAGCGGAGTAAAGGTTAAGTGACATACCAACTTCAAAGTTAGTAATATCGTCTGCTTGGTTAAGAGTTATAGTCAAACCTGCAAGAGTAGTGTCGATCTGACCAATAGAACCACCACCATCACCAAAAAGTGAAATAGCTAGTGACCGAGTAGCGGATTCGATTGCACCGTCAATTTCAGTCGTAGCAGCTTCGATGAACGCATTCGCATTACCTTTAGAAGCTTCTAGAGTTTCGTTGTCGATGTCAGCTAGAGAGTAGTTAGACTTTCTTTTTAGTAGAAATGCTTGTAACTGAGAACTGGTCTTGTTAGCCACAGCATCGGAAAAGGTAGCAGAACGCCCTTGAGGAATCCCATACTTGATAGGAAGCTTAAGGTTTTCACCACCAAAAGATTCGTATTTAGAAACCATAGCAAGGAATGGATTATCCTTATATACCATGTTTTCAATTCGTTGTGTTGTGTAATGCTGCTTTAGTGCTGCAGCAAAACTTGTCATATCTAAAGCCATTTTAAATCTCCTATAAAATAATTATTAATCTAGCCATCGCACCATTCGTGCGACTTCTCGTTTTGACTCTTCTTCTGATAACATTTGCTTGTTCTGCTTCTCATCAGCCGTTAATTGGGAATGAGAATTTGTTAAAGTAACTGGCTCTTGTGTAGTAGATTCTGGCTTGTTTCTCTGCTGCATAAAGGCTTCTAATCTTTTACCTACTTTATTTAGTTTTAAAAGCTTTTCAGCCTCTTCTTCTAAATGCGACTCTACAGCGTCAGCCGCTTCTTTAATTGTTAGGATTTTTCCAGACTCTTTGTAATGAGATTCTACGACATCATAAATTACTTTTTCTGCATTATTGGCTTTAATAAATTCGTAAGTCTCAGGACTACCATCTACAAATCCCTTCACTTTATTCATATAATTTTTTTGTATATTATCATACTTTACTTTCTTTTCACTATGGTCTTTATCGTTTAACCGTTTTTCAAGAGCTTCAAACTTTTCTTTATAGCCTGACTCTATTTCATCACGCATTAATTTCATTTGCATATCTGGAGTCAGCTTTTTATCATTTAAAGCTAATTCAGTCAGTTTATCATATGGTAGACCAAGATCCTCTAAAGCTTTAAACGGATCTTGTTTAAATCTTTTTTCTATAGGTATTTGAGGAGCTTCTTTTTTTGGCTCTTCTTTAGCCTCTAACTTAGCTTCCAGTTCTGCCAGCCTTTTACTATACTCAGTTTCTTTAGCTTTTAGTTGTTTTTCTTTCCTACTTAAAGCTGCAAATTTTCTAGCAAATTTACTTTCCTCAACCTTTTCTTCTTCTTTAGCAATTCCGTTTTGTTCATCCTTTTTTTCCATCTCAGATACAAGTTCTTCAACTGCATTTGAGCTATAATCATCAATTTGAACCTCTGGAATCCCAGCTTCTGCTGGTTCTACCGTAACATCATTATCCATTTAAAACCTCACTTTAGGGGCATAGCCCGATCTTTGATCTATATTAATACAATATATTATTTTATTTTTTCTTCTATAGTTTGTTGTACTTGTTCTTTAACCTGTCCCTGAACTGGCTCTGCTATAGCCTGCCCTAATTGCTGAACTCCCTGCTGCACCATATCGCCTAGAGGTAGAGCACCTGAAGCTATAGCACTTTGCTGCCCTACTGGACCAGGAGCCTGTCCCTGTTGCATAGCTTCTTTAGCTGCACCAGGAGCGCCTTGCCGAGCTAATTGTTGTGCTAATTCTTCTGGAGAAGGGGATCTTTGTTGAGACTTCATAATTAAATTCTGACAATCTTCCATATATTGACGTAAAAGCTCTAGTCTATTTTCACTAGCACCCTGAACTCTATACATTAAATAAGCCTGTTGAACCTTTCTAATAGAATTTTCTAAATTCTGATAAGGTTCTGGTGGGAAGTATTTTCCTTTATCCATCATAGTCTCTATAATTTTATCTAGATTATTGGCGTCGGCATTTAACATATTAGTAGTAGCCTCTAAATCTGGAAAATCTAGAAGTTTAAGAGCATCCTCTTTGCTGATAAAACCGCCTGCCATAAGGTCTTGAATGTCCGCTAATCTAGCAGATGGAGTATTAGATAGAGCAGAAGTGGGAAAAATTTGCATCAAATACTTATCAGCATCCATATTAACATCTTTCCAGTCTATAGTTTCTACAAACTTACCATCTCTGGCTTTAACTTTAAATTCCCCATCTCTATCGTAAATATCCTTGCCCATATCTATAATTATCTCTGCAGCATCCATAAATACTTTTTCATACCTTTTTGCAACAGACATAAATCGTTCGGTTTCTAAATCATTAAATTCTCTTAAAGCTTTACCAGAATCTAACCCTGCAGGTTTAAGAGATTGGGCAGCCAACTGAGAAATACCAGCTATTTCATATGCTCTAGCAAATAGCCTATCTAAATGAGTAAATAGATCTGGTGGAATAGTACCTAAAGGAGCATAAGCTGGAGGAGTTCCTGCATATTTAATTACTCCTCCTATTCTATTGTTAAGGTGAGAGGAAACGATTTTAGAACTCGCCTCTACTAATAACTTAGGAACTGATACTAAGTGCATTGAAACCTGTATAGTTCTTAAAATTTTATTTATTTCAAGCTGCAAACCCTGAAGCTGTTCAGCTAATCCTTGTCCAAAAAATCCTACAGGGCGTATACCCCATCTAAAGAAAACAAAAGGAAAATAGTCTTTTTCATAGGATTCATCTAGTAAAGTGCCAGAAGATACAGATATAGTATGTTTACCATCATTAACATTTAACCCACTAGGAACTCTCCAAGATTCTATAACTTTTACCATGTCTTTAATTTGTTCACTACTACTTTGAGAAGAGCCAGCAGCCTCTCCATCACTAGCCTGATCTATAATAATTTTTTGACTAGGAAACATCGCCTTTAGAACATCTCTATGAATATACTTAACTTGGTGCATTTGCCGTGGCTTAGCATAATAAGATTCAATATCGTCTATCTTAATTTCTTCGATAAATACTCTTTCGGTTTTAATCTGTCCGTTTTCTTGATAAATTTTTATACATCCTGTGCCAAAAATACAAGCATCTAGAAAAGACAAAGCAGCTTTGTCGTGAAATTCATCATAGCTAAAAATACCTTCTATAAATTTGGTAAGTTTTTTGGCTTTTGTCTGTAGACTGAAATCACCTCCAGAAGTCAGAAACTGAGCCTTTGGTCTATTCTTAGTTATTTTTGAAACTACAGTATCAATCATATTCTGTACTACATTAAGAGTAACTCTATTAGTAGCAGAGTAGGCAGTCTCAACTCTGGCATAGGTATAGGCATCTATTCCCATATAATCAAAATTACCATAAAGTCTTGCATACCTTAGATTATCAAAGGATCTATATCTCTGATTATCATCAAGCCTTGTTACAAATGCAAAAACTTCTTGATAAAGGTCAGTCTTTTTAGCAAGCCACCACTTGTTACCGTTTATTTCTTCAAACATATATTATCCTTGCGAGGACCAAAAAAGTAAATCATCATCTTCTTTTTTACTTTGATCAGCCTCAAAATTAGTTTGTGCCAAATCGGATTGTAATTTATCTGTATAATCTTCAGGATCTATAAATCCTATTTCGGAAAGCTCAAATTGTAAGTCTTTGAATTTAAACGACTTAATTTTGTGCTCTTTACACCATTCTATAAATAGTTTAATATCTTCAATATTGTTAAGCATACCCTACACCTTATTAATATATTATATTTTCGAATTCGTCCATATCTTCTTCAAACTGCTTTTCTAGCTCAAATGCATAAGGATCTTCTTTTTTACGCTGCATATCCTCTGCCTCTCTGTTTTCTAACTCTTTCATATAGTCATTCGTACCCTCAACCGGAGCCTTAACAGGTTTTTCCGATAAATAATGTTTACACTCTCTCCAAGCATAAAGCACAGCATCACAAATGTCTGAGTGATATGTGTCAGAAATTTTAGGCTTTTCTGGGTTTCTAATCTTAGAATCTTTGTCCCATTGTACAAGCATACAATCTTCTTGGAACAGTGAGTTTTCAAAAGCTTTAAATCTTTCTGTTCTCAGATCATCGTTTAATAATTCAATGAACTCTACCTTTCTAGTTTTTTCTGCTGCTTCTAGGTGAAGTCCATGTCTGAATCTTAGCTCTTCCTGTATCTTTTTTCCCAAAGCTCCTGCATCCATAACCATGCGTATAGGATTATATTGATCTTTATAATACTGTATTACTTCTACCAATTGACTTATATTCTGTTTATTTTTAACATGCTCATCTACTAGGTATACTTTTTTGTGATGACTATTAAATCCTATAACTGCAATAGCATCTGAATCATTATAGCCTATATCAACCCCAACAATGTAAGACCACTCACCATCAGTAGGTAGAGTAGTATAGATATTCCTAGTGCGGTTAAACTTATAAACCAGCGCATCACTGTCCTCGATCCATTTTCCAAAAGTTTCTCTAATGTACGATGGATCACTTTCGTCAATCCCTCGTATGACTCTCTCTTCTCGGAGTACTTCTTCCAAATCCAGCTTAGGAGGATCGTGCATATAAGGATTGTCAAAAGCGGTCCAGTGGTGGGATCTCCAGTTTTTTGACTGAGAGTATTCGTAGAAAACTCCTGCCTTAACTGGACCTGGAGTGCCAGTAAGGTATAGCTCTCCACGTTTATCCCTAAGAGCTGGAATAATGATATCATTTATTAGTTCCTTTATATAAGTTCTAAATGATTGACACTCATCAATGTAGCATTTTCTTAGCTTCCAGCCTCTAAATTTTTCTATCTCAGTTCTATCTTTTGCCCCTGCAATATATATTCTTGATTTATTGGGAAAAGACACTGTTAATCTTGTATTATCTACTTTACACTCTACACTATAATCTTCTATTAATCGTAACAAATCAGACCAAATAATGGCTCTTGCTTGTTGTTGTGTGATTGTAATATATAATAAATTTATCTCCGATTCTTTTTGGCAGGTATCTAACATATCAGCTACAATGCCTACAGTTTTTCCAGCTCTCCGAGAGCACACTGCATTTCTAAATCTTGTTCCTTTACCACGAAAGAATCCGACTTGTTTGTCAAAACAAAAATCTGTAAAAACAAATTTAGGTCTATCCGCTTTAACCTTACGTTTTTGTATCTCGGCTAAAAGCGCATCTTTACTTGTTATCTTCGACTGCATAACGAGAAACCTCGTTCTTTTTATCTAATGTTTCTAAATATTTTTCATTCTTTTGATCAGAAGGGAATCGAACAGATTTATCAAAGGCTGCGCCGTTTTTCTTGATTGCAGACCAATGACAATTAAAAGCTACAGACCTTCTCTCCTCATCACCTTTAAAAGGATAGACTGTGTGTAGCAAATTAGAAGGAAATAATAATAGCATACCCTCCTCTGGAGTTACTAACATAGTACCTCTTTCTTGTCCGTTAGTATCCGCTGCTTTATAAATAAGTTCAATAAAACCATCTTTATTAGTTTTATAAGCTGGAAGTTCGCCCTCTTTCATTCTATTTTTAAAATCAGGTATTTTTAAATACATAACACAGGAAACGTCGCAGTAGGTATGGAAGTGAACAGGGTTATACTCATTTTCGTACTGACTAACTGCCCACATATGATCTAGATGTACACCAACTTGCTCTAGATCGTCCATTATACCCTGCCTCTGTAATGACGCTGTAACGTATTGATACACACAGGTTCTTAAAGGTTCCATAAGCCCAGCTTCTTCTAAAGCTTCATTAGACACCCAAGGCTCTTCGTTAATCTGACCTACTAGGTTTTTACCCCAATCTACTCTATCTTTATCTGACAGTATCTTATCAGTCAACTCCAATAACTTCTGAGTTATAGCTTTGGGCATTTTTACCATACCAACGGCTGGACCAAATGGTTGAAGTAAGTGAAACTTAGCCTCTTCAGTAAATTTCTTGGGATCATTAAAAACACTAATACCAGGTACTTTTTTACCTTTATTCTTCTTGCCCATCTTCGGCTCCTATCACTCTTGGTTTGTTTAGATCAGACAATCTCTTATGATCTTGACGAATCCACTTTAATTGCTCTATAAATTGTACTATAACAACACCTTCTAAGCCGCTTGCTTCGCTATGACCTTCAGCAGCTTTTAGGTATCTTTCTAGAAAATATTCTAAGGTATCTAAAATCTTATGTCTATCTGTTGTTAGCTTCATCTATCTGCCTTTGTTTAATTGGTGAAAGTAAATAAATGGCTCTTACAGATTGTAAAGGAATTAATATATGATCACTTGCTGATTTTACTTCTAAAAGTTTCAGCTCGTGATTAATCTTAATTTCTTTTCCTTTTTTACCATTAATATCTCTAGTAGAAAGGAATAACTCATTAGTTCTTTCAAACTGTACAGCGTTTTGAAAGTGAACTGCATCTATCTTATAATCACTATCACAATTTTTACATGCCAACTTCTTGGGGGCTTCTGCCGATTTTTTTGCCATTGCTTCTCTCCAGGAAACTTATTAATATTCTATATTTCTTTTTATAAAAAGTAAAGCTCTCTATCTTATCAATTATGTTAGCTTTAAGAGCGTCTTTAGCACTCCACCATTTATCATCTTTTATAATTTTAAATAGTTCTTTATCTTTTAATTTTAATCTTTTTTCTATGTCTTTAATTAATAAGCCATCAAAAAAGTCTAAAGCTTTAAAAGTCTTTTTGTTGTGCTTTGTTCTTTTTGGTCTACCATATCCTATTTGAGTTAGGTGGTGCATAAAAGTAGAAGCATATTTTCCTATCCTTTCATCACAATATGCTAATAAAACAAAACCCATAGAATACGCATTACCTACATAACATTTAAGTTTATATCCTTTAGACTGTAGATGTTTCATTTCAGACAGAATTTCTAACCCTGCATGAACAGATCCACCAGGACTATTAATCCCTATAGTAATTTCTTTTTTTACTCTATTTTCTATAGCGGCTTTTTTCAGGTCAGAGATTACTTCTTCAGCAGTATAGTAGTCTACGGAACCGATAAAAGCATCAAACCTATGATCTAAGTAGTTCTGCTTTTTAACAGATTTTACAAGCTTAAATGGAATGTACCACATAAGACAGACAATAAAAATGTTTAATAAAAACTTCAACTTTCCTTGCATAATACCCTCATACTTTTTTAAAGATTAGTACCCCATTAGTCCCACCGAATCCAGCCGAATTACTCATGGAATATTCTATATCTGCTTTTTTGCCTTTATATCTTATAAGATTTAAATCAAACTCAGGATCATCGCAGTTTAATGTAGGGGGTAGTACACCTCTAGTAAGTGCTAGTATACTAAAAATAGCTTCTATCCCACCAGCAGCTCCTAACATATGTCCTATAGAACTTTTTGTAGACGACACTGCGACGTCTTTGTTTTTTACATGAAAATTATTAAACACATGATTAATGGCTAATGCCTCTGCTAGATCGCCACGTTTTGTAGCTGTTCCATGGGCATTTATATACCCAATTTCGTTGCCTGTCAAGTTTGCATCTTTTAAAGCTAGCTCCATACATCTTGCAATACCGTTTCCAGATTTGTCAGGTATCATAATATGGTATGCGTCTGAAGTAGCTCCATGACCTACAATCTCTGCATAAATAGTAGCACCTCTTGCTTTAGCAGCTTCGTACTCTTCTAAGATTAAAATAGCAGAACCTTCTCCAGCTACAAATCCAGATCTTTTCTGATCAAATGGTCTAGGCTGAGTATCAGGATCATTATTATTTGTTATGGCTTTTCCGTTATAAAAAGGATCTAAACACTCATCATAAATAGTGCTTTCGCATCCACCTGTAATCATAACATCATGTTTGCCATAGGCTATTTCGTTGAACGCCATTTGAATAGCATGAGTTCCAGAAGCACATGCCGATTGAAGTGTGTAATTAATTCCTTTAGCCCCAAGAGCAATAGACACTTTTCCAGCTATGCAATTACCTAAGTATCCTACTAGTAAGTAGGGACCGATTTTCGCACCAAGTTTCGCACCCATTCTGTCATGAATCTTACGAGCAGATTCCATACCACCAGCGCCGTTACCAAGAATAATCCCGATCCTATCAGGGTCATAGTTAAAAAGTTTATTAACTTCCCATTCATTCTTCCTCCAGGCTCTAATAGCTGCGTCTAATGTGTAGAGTGCTATAATGTCTGAGTTTTCTTCTTCTTTTGTAGAAATCAATCCTTCAGTTATTTTCCAATCTTTAGGCTTACACCCAATTCTACTTCTACACCAGTCATAGAGATACTCTGATAAATCCCTTACTCCAGACTGTCCGTCAACTAGTTTATACCAAGTTTCTTCTAGAGAATTTCCTAAGCCTGTTACAGCTTCCATTCCAGTTACTACTACTCTTCGTCGATTCATTTTGCCTCACTTAAAAAATTTCATCTACGATATCATACTCTAAACATTGTGATGCTGTCAAGTACATATTCTTTTTGTATGTTTTGTCATACCAAAACTCGGCGTCTTTATTACTTACCTCTGCCATCCAGTCACACCATAATCTTTCTTGTTTCTCAATTTGCTCTACTTCTTCTTTTGTATCTCCATGAGAACCCATAACATGATAAGTCATTTGATGAGCCATGAAAATACAGTATTTGGATATTCTTCTTTTCTTACCTGAAGCTAGTAGCAAGGTAGCAGCACTCATTACGTGACCGTACCCTTCTGTGACTATGTGACATGAGGAGGAGTTAGCCCTGCCTATAATTGCAAGGGCATCGTAAACTGATCCACCAGGACTGTTTATTCTAATAGTGACGGTACGCTTACTATCCCTTTCCATTTCAGAAAGTGCAGCATCAAATAAAGCAAAACTAGATTCCGTAATCTCGTCATCAATTTGTATCACCCTGTCTCTAAAATTAACGCCTTCTTCAAAGTGATAACCAAGACGTAGTTTTTCTAATTCCATATCCTTATTTTTTACTGCCATTACTTTCTCCTACAAACATCAAATATGGATGATATACAAAATTATATTTAGCTGCTAATTTTTCTGCAACTCTTGTATGGTGAGTATACACTGAAGCGTTTTCCGCATCAAACCCATAAGACTCTAGTAGCAACTTGCCTATGCCCATACTTCTGAAAGTATGCTTAACATATATAAAATGCAGTACGAATATACCGTCGGTCTGACTACCTACTGCATACCCATACATCTGTGTGGGATCGTCTGCATTACAAGCAATCATAGTTACACTATCTTTTAGAATATTTTCTACTACTTTGTGGTGATCACTAAAGTAAATAGTATTAGTTATCTTTTCAGCAAAATGAGAATTCCTATAAGACTTTAACCAACTGTTAAAGATGAAAGGCAGATCCTCATCATTCGCTGTTCTAAGACGAACTTTCTCTAGGCTCTTCATCTTTCGCTTTCTCCCTTTTTTCAAAATCTCTTAAAGGTGCAGTAGATAAAATAGCTCTAATCTTAAAGTCTATTTCTTCTTCTTGCTCTTCAATTTGTTTCTTCTGAAGCGATAATTGTCCTAGTTGTTTGTAAGCCAATTCTAGCTCTTCTTCAAAAATGTCTTTTTCTTTCTTTCCATCTTCCCATTGTGGTAACATAATTACTCCTTATACTATATACATATATTTTATTTTTTTAGTACATTTGCCGCTAATTTTAATAGATCCTCGTTAG